GTTCATACCTATCTAAGGGAGAAGAAAATCAAATTCTTCTCTACGTGTAAACATATTTTAAGAACACTACCGGAATTAGTATATGACGAAAGCAAGCCAGAAGATGTGGATACAACACAAGAAGATCATGCATATGATGAGTTTAGATATTTTTGCATGAGTAGACCTATCACACCTAAGAAACCGGAGAAACCATTTAATGACGGTTATAGATATGATGATGATACAGAGGGAGAAGTTACTGCATGGGGCGTATGAGTGAAAAGGCGTTACGAGATTACGCCTATAAGGTGCTAAAGTCGGAATACGGCGAACGTGAAGAAAAGGGCGTTATTATTCCGGCGAAATACACCGATGCGGAATTGGCAGAATTTGCACGAGCAATGCCACAATGGCAAATAGAACAAATGTACGATATGATATATGGTTCTGAAATGGTGGAATAATGGATATAGAACAAACATTTGATATATACGAAGCGAAAAACAATGTTAAAAAAGCATTAGAAGCCACGTCAGATTGGCGCAAAAGTGCTGCTGAGGATTTTGCATTTATGCAAGGCAAACAATGGGAAGATGCTGATTTAACTAAAATGCGTGAAGCTGGCCGGCCAGCGATTACGATTAATAGAATTAGACCGGTTATTAATCTGTTATGTGGATACGCATCGCAGAATGAAACAGAACCGGACTTCTTGCCACGTAGCGAAGAAGATGACCGCATCAGTCGAGTGGCTAAAGGTATTACAAAATACTGTTTAGACCGTGCGAATTATCAAAGAAATAAGGGTAAATGTTTTAGGGATAAGATTATTTGTGGTTTAGCCAATTACTGGGTATCTTACGAATTCGACTATACGAAGTTAGATGGTACTATTCAAATTGAACGTGTTTCTCCGTTCGATGCGTTTGTAGATCCCGAATGTAAAAAAGATGATTTAAGCGATGCTCAATATGTTGGCCGATATAGCTGGGAAGGTACGGCGAAATTAAAGCAAGTATATCCGGATAAAGCCAATGAAATCGATACACTTAGACATAAATATGATGATACCGAACAAGAAGCCGGCGTTATTGAAACGGTAGACAGTGAGGCCCTTTGGTACAACAATAGCTATAATAAAATTCGTGTAGTGCAATATTGGTATAAGGAATACGGCAAGAAACACGTATTTATGACAAAAGAGGGTTTGGTTGACGAAGAAAATCCTTTGTTTTCCGTATTAATGGCTATTGGCAAAAAGCCTACTATGATACCAGATACTAAAATCAGATATGCGACATTTGCCGATGATGTACTACTTGAAGAGGGTGAAAGTCCGTATAAGCACGGGAAATTTCCATTAGTGCGTGAATATTGTTACTATACCGGTGAACTAGCAGATGATGAACTAGAACCGGCTGGCGTAGTGCGTGATATTAAAGATGCACAAAGGGAATTAAATAAAAACCGTAGCCAACGCATGCACGTTGTTAATCAGCAAAGTTTAGGCGTTAAGTTCTGGACTGGTCAAATAGATGAACGTATTAAACGTAATGTCGAAAAGAATAGTACGAAACCGGGCGCGAATATATGGCTTCCTCCGGGCGTAACATTCCAAGACGGAACGCCGGCAATGGATAGCAATATCAATTTAAGCCTTGAACAACAAGCAAGTAATGATTTCTATTCTATCAGCGGTATCACTCCGGAAAGTCTAAGCGGTAGCGTAGGCAATATGAGTGGTAAGGCAATCGACTTGCGGCAATCTGTAACAACAGTTCAAACGGCTGGTATATTTGAACAGGCGAAAGAAGCAGAACGGCAAATAGTAAAACTCTTATGGGGTGAAAAGAACGCTCCGGGGTTAATTCCTCAATTCTACAATCAAGATAAAGCCATGCGCATTATGGGTGATGATGGACAAAAGGAATTTGTACAGATTGCACCGGGCCTTAACCAACCAATGCAAGAACAGGTTTTAACTGATGCACTAGGTCAACCGCAATTAGACCAAGAGGGCAACCCAATCAAACAGGTTCTATATGATTTAAGCTGCTTTGACTTTGATATTGTAATTAGTACTAGCCAAGCCAGCGCAACGGCAAGACGTGCGAACCTCTATCAATTATTGGAAGCTAAGAAATCTGGCGTTGATATTCCTATGGATATTATCCTCGACTTTATGGACTTCCCAGAAAAAGAAGCCGTTAAGAAGCGCATTCAGCAAGCAGCAGAAAAGCCAGCTATGCCAGAATTGCGTGTTAGCGGTAGCCTAGATGATATGCCGGCGGAAGCATTGAGCATATATTTACAAACGCTAGGCGTACAGATTTCACCGCAACAAATTATGGCGGAACGGTTAGCTTTAAAAGGTAAGCAACCAAACATTCAAAACGCACCACCAAATTTGCCACCTATGAACGATTTAGGCGGTATGTAATATAAACTATCAACACAATAATAAAACGCTCCTATATGGGGCGTTTTTTGCATTTCGCCCTAAGCAATGGCGTTAAACTACTTGCACGTATATATTCGCCCGGCAACGGCGTTAAACTGCCATATTCTTATATTCGTCCGGCAATGACGTTAAAAGGCATAAAGGGGTATTTGATATGGAAAAAGATTTAGTGAACATTGAAGAAGCTGGTTTCACTCCGGAAGATTTAGAAAACGCGGGCGTTGAACTGGAAGAAACAACCGAAGAAACGGATACACAGGAAGGTGCAAATGAAGTTCCCTCTACTGAAACGCCGGAAAGTGATGCGAATGATGCGGAAGTAGAAACAGAAACGCCGAACACTAACGAAGGTGAAACGGAAGAAGAAACTCATGCGAACGATCAGAACTTAAAAGCGGCACTTGCACAGGAACGCGCAAGACGTAAAGCGGCGGAAGAACGTGCTAGACAATACGAAGCACAACAAAAACCGATTGAGTTACCGAAAGAAGAAGTATCAAATATTCGTGAATTTGTA